TATTCAAATCGCAGGTGCATTAGAAAATGTGTATGTGATTAAAGCGCAACTTGAAACAAACAGTAATATAGCTGAGTCTATGAGAAGTGTTCTGAATTCTGGAATGATCGATCTTTTAATAAGCAATACTGAGGCAGTCGATGAGATTGCAAACTTCATTCCGGAATATGCTACAGCAGATGTGGAAACTCAGCTATTCTTTGAAAAGCCATTCTTAGAAACTGTTGCCCTCATAAATGAAATGATTAACCTGGAATATGAGCGTGGCGAACAGTCAGGCACAATTAAAATTATGAACAACAATGACCGTAAAGACCGGTATACTTCGGTTTCTTACGGTAATTATTTTGCTCAAATGTTGGAGCATGATTTGTTATCAGATAGCTCTGAATATGAGTATGTACCATTATTTAACTAAAGGGAGGTGAGAAGATTGCCAGAAAATCGTAAGTGGTATCAGTTTTGGAAACGTGATACCGAAGTTTATGAACAAAATTCTGTGGTAGTAGAGGAAGAATCTGTACATGAGTTTAATACCGATATAGGCAATTCCTATATTCGTGTTCTAACTGAGTCAGGACAGATACCATTTTCAATTGACCAGATTCGTGCGTACACTAGAAATCCAGCAAGCCACATATCAGCGTTAAGAAAGATGGGGCGTTGGGCTTACCACACAAACGGTGTAATTGCTTCTGCAATTGATTATATGAGAACAATGCACACATTAGATGGTGTAGTTGTATGTAAGACTAAAAGAACAGATAAGAAGCGTCCTCGTAATTATCATGCCAATAAGTCAAAGATGGAGGCGGCACTTCGCACCATTAGATATAAACAGGTTATTCGTGATGGCATCTTCAAGAATGCCAGAGATGGAATGTATGTTGGATATTTTGAAACGAAGTCAGCTAATACAGACTATAAAGTTGCACTGACCGATTTTGAGATTCAGAACATTACTGAGCTGAATGCTATCGGTATGAATGCTACAGTTATTTCTTTGCCGATTGATTATGTGCAGATTATAGGGCGTAAGAATAACAGTTACCAGATTGCATTTGATCTTCGTTATTTTCAGAATTTTACAGAAGATGCCAGAAAGTTGAAATTGAGAGGTTTCCCTGTTGAGATCCAAGAGGGGTGGATCAATTTTGAGTCTGGTAATATGACTGAACCTTGGTTGGTTTTGGATAACAGCAAAACCATCGTAACCAAGATTAAGAGCGAGATGTCTGAGCTAGTTGGTATTCCATTTGCAGTTGCAGCTTTGGATGATATAAGCTATGCTCAATACTTTGTTGACACTAAGAGAAATGTTCTTGACTCTGTAAATAATCAGATTGTATATGAGACTTTCCCTGAGGGAAAAGAAAAGGGTACATCTGCGTTAAGTGAAAAGCAGCAACGCCAACAGCATGATATGATTAAGAATGCGCTGTCTGGTAAGAGAAGAAATTCCAGCAGCACCTCATTCTTCTCCCTGGCTTCTGGTACAAAGTTGGATAGCATTACACTAGATGTATCACTTCTCGATGAAAAGAATGAAAACTCTATTGTTGATTCCGTAAATAAGGATATTGGTTTTAGTGCGAGTGCATTAGACGGAAGTAGCAGCGGAAACTATTCTACTGCTAATTTAAACCTAGAACTCGTAGCTGCCAATGTTTATTCTTGGATTGAGGAATTGGTAGAAGAATTAAATAAGTGCATTAACCAAAACATTATCAATGACAATAGCTGTGTTGTGGAGCTGTATGTGCTACCGATCACTATGGTGAATCGTGATAAGATGGTTGGTTATATGGCGGATTTGTATGCTCGTGGAAAGGGTAGCCTGTATGCATGGATTGCTTCTACCGGCATGAATCCAGAAAATTATGTTGCACTTATGGAATATGAGCTACAGGAAGATTTTGAAAATCGTTATCCTGTACATAGAACCTCCTTTACCGTTACTGGTAAGGACGATCCGGAGCATGAGGATCATAACAAAGGTGGTAGACCACCAACAGAAAGTGATAATCCTCAAACAGTTCAAGGAAAAACAAATGGAGCAAATAATGTTCCGAAACCCTCAACAGGGTAAGGGGGTGAGAAAATGAACGAGAATAATTTAATGGGTCGTATTTTTGAACTCTCAAATGAAAGACAAATTACTGGTAGAAGAAAGATTCGTGTTGTTTTGCATGAGATCTTTCCAACTAGAGATTTGTACCAAGAGAACGGAATTTCCTGGGATGAAAATTATACTCAGCAGAATTTAGAATCAGTTGAAAATATGTCTTTGTGTGTAGAATTCTTGACAGAAGAACGTCGCCTTCCTTATGGTCATGGTCTAACCGAGATTAAGGATAATATGCCATTATTGGAAGATGCAACTGTTGTTGGTCATTGTAATAAGGCGTACATTGACGATATTGAAATTGATGGAGTGCGAAAAAGAGTTCTGATTGCTGAAGGCTATATTGATGAGATGAGATATCCCAAATTTGTAGCTTGGCTAAAGGAAAAACTTGAGACTGGAACAGTAAAAGGTTCTGTTGAGATTGTTGGTCGCCCAGAAAATGAAAATCGTATTATTTACGATGGTGGCTGGAAAGAGAAAGGCAGAGTCCCACAAATCTATGATTATAGTGGTTATGCAATTCTTGGTATCAAACCGGCAGATGATACCGCAGTCATTATGGAGTTAAATAATAAAGCAAACAAAAATAAGGAGGAACCAGTTATGGACGAAAAGCAAATTGGTCAGTTCGTCGAGCAACTGAAAACTTCTGTCACTCAGACAATTACCGAGCTTAATAATAAGAATGAAGAGTATGAGGGACAAATTGCAGCATTGCAGGCACAGTTGTCCGCAAAGGATGCTGAAATTGCCGAGCTGAATGAGAAGTTGTCAACTGCTGAGGCGAATGCAGCGGCTAAGGATCAAACCATTGCAGATCAAACTACTGAACTGAATGAGCTGAAAGATGCAAATGCCGCACTTGCTAAGGAGAAGAAGCTGGCAGAGTTAAATGCAGCATTGAATGAGTTTAGCGCAGAAGAGCAGGCATTGGCTCAATCTGAAATCGATGCATTTAAAGCTGATCCGGATGCTGTTGAGATCAATAGTATCACCAGCAAGATTTGTGTTGAGATGGTACGGAAAGATAAGGAGAATCGTGCTAATCAACGTAAGAATGACTCACCTGATATCTTTGGTAGCGTAGCTGCTGTTGAAGACAATGGCGATGTCGATATTTTCTAATTATATAAGGAGGACAGTATAATGAAGTACAAAACTATTGGTGCATTTAAGAATGTACAGAATGTGCCTTACTGCAAGGCAACTGTTGATATGAAAGTCGGCATGGGCGTTATCCTTGATCGTGCAGCAAAGACAGCCGCTCTTCCCACTTCTGCTGATGAGGCAAAGGCAGTTGCTTACATTGTAACTAATATCAATGATAAGCCAGAACTACATAACAGCCGTGAAACCTATGCTGTTAATGCTGGTGAATATGTTCGTGCTGATGATTTAAGATCTGTGAATGGTCTTGAAATTGAATTTGCAGCATTTGAGATTACCGATGGAACCGCTGCTCTAGCTGCTGGTGATGTTCTGGTGTTTGGCGCTGACGGCATGTTGGTAAAGGCTGCAGACGCAGCAGACTACGCAGTTTCCTTTAAGGTTATTGAGAAGACTGCTTATATGGATGACGGAATCCTGGCTGAGATTGTTGCTCAGTAAGGGTTCTTTTATTTTTGAATAAGGAGGATAGAAAATGAATAACATTTTTGAACTGAATACCGTCAACAATGTTAGAGATAATGTTGGCGCTTCTAAAATCAAAGCTACCTCTCCCGTTGTTGAAGTGTTCTCTGCACTGACACAGGGCAAAGATCTGTCAAAATTTGATGGCAAGGTAGTTGATAAGTCTGTTGAGCATATTAAGGGATTGGCTGACCGTGCTATTGCTGGTGATGGCACTGCTGTTTCCGAACTCAACACTATTCAGCGTTTTGTAATTGAGCCTAAGCTGTTGGAGGCTATCAAGATCTTCAACTTCATGGGTTCTTATAAGACTGTTGGTTATGACACTGTTCCTATGATGAAGACCTATAAGTATGAGAGCGTTGATTCTCGCTTCCAGGCTTCTAGCGGTGATGTACCTTTCGCTACTCACAGCTTCCGTGAATACCCAATCGGCACTCAGACTATTTCTTCTGGTTACGCAGTAGATTATCGTGAGCTGCAGAGCGGTAACTTCGACGGTACTGTTGCTGAGGGTATGAATCAGGTACAGATTGACATGCAGAATAAGGCTGTCTACTATGTCATTTCTAAGCTGTACGAGGCTTTGAAGAATGCTAAGGGTGTAAAGCACTTTGCTGAGGGTAACGGTGTTACTCAGGCCGCAGTTGATGCTATGCTGAAGGATATGCGTCGTTATGGTCGTGTAAACATTTGCGGTGACTATTCTGTTGTTTCTCAGATGAATGGTTTCGCTGGATTCAAGACCATCGGTGCTAATACTATTCCTTTCGGTGCTGACGTAGTTGCAGAAGAGATCCGTAAGACCGGCCTGCTGAGCTACTACAACGGTTCCAACATTGTTGAGCTTCCTAATGCTCTGAACTTCACTCGTATGAATGCTGATAAGACTTCTTACGAGCTGTATATGCCTGAGGGCTTGCTGTTCTTCATTCCTCAGGGCAATATTGCACCTCTACAGATCTTCCGCCGTGGTGGAATGACTACTATGACTGGTGACGATATTGTTACTCGTCAGCACCTCACTCGTTTCGATATGGAAATTGGTGCCGGTGTTGCAGAGGGTCTGGAGCATGAAATTGGTCTGATTTCTGATACCAATTTTGAGGTTCCCACTGTTTAATATTTAGTTAAACAACCAAAATAATATAGGGAGGGTAACACCTCCCTAAATCTTAAATAATAAGGAGCAAAATAATAAATGAATTTGACCGACAAGGTTTTGATTAACAATTTATGTGATTGGCCTTTGTATACACCTCGCATGAACGGAGTTGGCGATATCGTGATTCCTGCCAGAGTAAAGAACTTTGCAATGTTGGATGTAGCGGAGGTGCAGTTGCACATTCAGTCCAACGACCCTTTGTTTGTTGGCAATAATCCTGCTCGTCCCGGCGACCATGCTCGTATTTATATTGTTAATGACGAGCAGCGTAAAAAGTTGTTTGGATATGCGGATGATGTGGAAGACGATGTTGTAACTTTGACTGCTGATGCTGTGAAGAAGCTACTTTCTATTAGAAAGCGCGATGAATTCAAGGCTCAGCTAGAAGCTTTGGTAACAACCGACGCAGAGAAAAAGATGGTTGTTCGTATTGCAAAAGAAAATGGTGGAGATGAGGTAGCTGCCTGGAAAATGGAAGCAATCAATAACCTCGCTGAGACAGTTTCAATTTAATCACGGAGGTGGGGTATGGATTCACCAACTACATTCTCTGAAATTGAACGAAGCTTTCATTCCATGCCTCTAACAAAATACGTGATCGCTCCTGCATTAGAGCAAGAGTGGTTAAAAACTGCTGTTGCTGATTACGAATTGGATCTAGGATGCGAATTACATTATGATCCAAATACACTTGCATTCTCTTCTAAGCTAAGTGGTCAAACGGTACGAATTCTTGCGCTTATGATGTATGTTTCCTATTTACAGAGGGAACTTAGTCGTGTAATGGCGCTTAACGGTATTTACGGAAAAGATATTCAAATTACCGGCACAGATGCAACAAAAAGAGTAACTAAGCAAGAGTTGGAGTATGAGAATGGACGAGTAAAAGAGCTTCTTCATAAGTTGAAGGTACATGCTTTTGATTGAGAGGTGGGGTTATGCCAAAAGAATGGTACTTGATGTCCCAACCAATTTTCAATAGCGGATTCGAAAATGACGAATTTTTAGCATATGCAAGTGAAGGCTTTGAAGAGGTTCTTGCATCATTTTTAGCAGACGATGTTGAGATCTTTGAAAAATCATTGTCTCTATCACCAATAAAAACTAGAGCTATTATCCAAGGAGTTACTGCCGATACATATAACAATAGTGTGATACGCCAGTTTTTATGTCGTATTGGTACATTGAGATGTGGTCAGTATATTAAGGTTAACGGAGACTACTGGCTTGTTAATGGTATTCCAGGTAACAATAAAATGTACGAAAAAGCCGCAGCTTGGTATTGTAAGTATGCAATTCGATTTGTTTCGCCACTAACTGGAAAAATAGTGGAATATCCTGTTTATGATATCAACAGTACCCAATATGGTTCTGGTGAAACTCCGAAGACGCATATGACCATTGGCACATCACAACATCTTGTATATCTTCCATATAACGAAGAAACAGTAATGCTTGATAGCGGTTTTAGATTTTTGATTGATAAAAACCGTGATAAGCCTACAGCATATCGGTTGGCACAGATTGATACAAGTAGTTATGCAAGTGGAGAAAAGGATGGCCTAATTCAATGGACTATTGTAGAGAGTCAGTACGATGAGAAGACAGATAATAAAGATCTGCTCATTGCTGATTATTATGGTAAGTCTGAATTGTCTGAGCCTGATCCAGAAATTGGGTATAAGTTACGGTTGAGTACCAATAGTACCGGAGATAAGGTGATCTTTGGTGAAGATATTCGTGTTGATGCGGAACTAACTTACGATGGGTCTAAGGCCAACTCCATACCACTATCTGTATCCATTATAGATGGTATCGAATATGGAATGATAAAAGAGACCGGGGACGGTTATTTTATTGTACACGCATTGAACAATCGTGAATATATTGGGCAAGAAATTACCGTTTTAGCTAGAAATGATGTAGCTAATATAGAGGATTCAATTAAATTAACAATTAGGGGGTGGTATTGATGCACTTAGAAGAAGTACCAAAGTATCGTGATACGATTACAGAGGCAATTTGTAAATGTAGCAAGATCACCGACCTAATCAGACCAAAAGACATGCCTGACATGGCGGTGTCTGATATGGTTGATAAATACATCTTTCCATATGATAGGATTATCGATAAAGCAACTGAGGTTGGTATTTATATCTGCTTTGATGTAGTTGTCCCGAGAGTTATTGATCGAGCGTTTGATGATTTTAGGATTATCGTGCGTGTGATCGCTCATAATCGGAGGATGCGAACACCGCAAGGCTTGGTAACGGATATTATTTCGTCTGAAATTGATAAGCTTGTGAACGGCAGTAACGGGTTTGGTGTTGGAAGAGTGGAGTTCAAAAGCTGGGATGCTTTTAGTCCTGCCGAGGGTTTTTATGGTAGAACTCTTACATATCGTACTGTTGATTTTAACAGGGAGTAAGAGTGGATAATAAAGATATCGAATTATGCTTATGCTCTAATGATCCAATTTTCGTTGGTGGTGTTCCTATATATCCAGTGTCACTTCAAGAGATTGCAAAAATTGGCTATACAGAATATAACATTGGAATGCGCTTTCTTTGTTTGACAGCAGATGAGATAAACATGATGTCTGAGAAGAAAATATCTGAAGATGAAGTATTTGGATATATGCTGTCCTGTTTTGCAGAAAGCCCAGAGCTGATAAATGTTGTGGGTTTTCTACTATCAAAGATAACACATGAACAGTTGACTTTTTCTACAAATAAGTTTGCATTTACATGTAGTGCATTTGATATAAATAGGAAAAACTTTGCATCTATTCAGGAAGTGATACGGTTACGAAATGGATTACAGGATATCGACGAAGAGGAAGACAATCCGGATAATGAAGCTGCTCGCCGTGTTCTCCAAAGAAGAAAAGAAGAACGGATGAAACGCAGGAAGGCAAAACTTGCTGAGAATGAGTCCGACATTACTATTTCTGATCTTGTAAGTATTATGGCGAATGGCCTTGGTATGACAATGCATCAAGTAATGCAGTATGATTTATACCAATTTAACGATCAATTTAATCGATTGAAAATCATGGATGACTATGAGGTTAGTGTGCAAGCGCTGCTACATGGTGCTAAAAAGGAAGATGTAAACTTAAAACATTGGATCACGAGAATAGATCGTGGCGATGAATAATTGGCAGTCTGGTTTATACCAGGCTGTTATTTTTTTTGAATAAAACAAGGAGGTACATAAATGTCTAACGCAAAATTTGGCGCTAAGGAAGTTATGGACGTTGTTCTCTATGATATGGAGACCAACCGCCCTGTAATTCAGTTTGACAGCCTAAAGACTTCTAGCATTAGCGTTACTTCTGAGAAAGTGTACGCAAGAGGTGGTAAGGGCAATCCTAAGCTAATTACATGGGAAATCAATAAGGAAGCAACAATGACTATCGAGGACGCTTTGATTTCTCCTAAGTCTTTGGAGCTTATTTCTGGTATTGCTCGTAAGATTGGTGTTCAGACCATTCGTATGAGACAGGTTACTGAGTACGAGAACGGTGAGAACAAGGGTAGACTATATCCTCTAACTGCTGATGAGAATGGTAAGATTGCTCTTGCTTTTGCTCCCAACACCACAGTTGACAAGATCTTGGTTTATCCTTTTGATGCTGACTGTGAGGAAGAGAGCCTGTTCGACATGTCTGCAGCAACTTTGGAGGGTTCTAACCTAACTATTGCTGAGGCAGCAGGCCAGCGTGTGGTTGTTTACTACGACTATGACAGTGAAGATACTGCCGAAACTTATGTTATCGATGCAGAACACTTCTCTGGTACTTATAAGCTCGTTGGTGACACTGTGCTACGCAACCAGAAGACCGGTAAGGATGAGGCTTTCCAAGTCACTATT